TATGGTATGCCGATACTTGTGGAAAATAACAAGCCAAGGTTGTTGTATTATTTAAAAGAAAGAGGATATAGAGCGTTTTCTTTAAATAGACCAGATAAACACAAAAACGTTTTATCTAAAGCAGAGCGAGAGTTAGGAGGTATTCCGTCATCGTCTGCCGTAATCTCTGTTCACGCAGAAAGCATAGAAAGTTATATAGAAAACCATGTGGGAGTACTTAGAGACCAAGCAAATATGGATTTTGGAAGCTGTGGTAATATGTTTTTCAACAGGACTTTGCTTGATTGGGCTAACTATGACATCAACAATAGAACAAGGTTTGATGCCACTGTAAGTTCTGGGTTTGCTATTATGGCAAATCAGTCACGCAAGAATATAGGACAAGAAAAACGTAATCAAATAAATATTAACTTTGCAAGATACAGTAACAAAGGTTTTGTTAGTGAAATTATTAAATAAATATGATAAATAAGCCAAGATTCAATTCGGGTAGTGGTTTTCCTAATCAATTTGTTCCAGACATCGAGAAGGACACATATGAGTATGGACTTCGAGTAGGCCATGCTATTGAGTCTGAGTGGTTTTCACGAGACTACGGTAGTAGTATGTATGGCGAAATACGTTCTGAGTTTTTGTCCAGACGTTTATATGCTAGAGGAGAACAGCCAGTAGAAAAATATAAAAACGAATTAGCCGTAAATGGCGACTTATCTTACCTCAACCTAGATTGGACACCTGTTCCGATTATTCCAAAGTTTGTTGATGTCGTTGTAAATGGCATATCTAACAGACTTTTAGATGTTAAGGTAGAGGCGGTAGATGACCTTTCGTCTATGAAGAGGGAGTATTTTAAACAAGAGGTTTCTGCTGATATGATAGCAAAGCCAATATTGTCTGAAATAAAAAACACAACTGGCGTAGATGTATTTAACTTTCCCGAGGAGCAACTTCCTGATTCAGAGGAAGAGTTGAGCTTATACATGAAGCTTAGATATAAGCAGGGTGTTGAGGTTGCAGAGGAATCAGCTATAACCACCTTACTAGAACTAAATAACTACGATGAAATAAAAAGACGTATAGATGAGGATAATGTTGTTTTGGGTATATCTGCAGTAAAACATTCTTTTGACCCGCACGATGGAGTGAGAGTAGAGTATGTTGACCCTGTGAACTTTATATATTCGCCAACAGAAGACCCCTACTTTAATGATTGTTATTATTTTGGAGAGGTCAAATCCGTACACGTTACAGAACTAAAAAAAATAAACCCTGGATTGACTCAAGAAGATATCGAGGAAATATCTAAGTTAGCCAGTAGGTTTGATGGTTATAGAAGTACACAAAATATGCAAGCACAAAGTGGTTTAGACAAATCAAATGTGTCTCTACTATATTTTTGTTACAAAACAGATAGAGAAGTTGTATATAAAGTAAAAAAGAATGCAAATGGTGGTGAAAAACCACTAAAGAAAAATAATTCATTCAACCCTCCAAAAACGGAGCAAGCTAGATTTAAAAAAGTATCTAGAAGAATAGATGTTTGGTATGAAGGAGTTTTGGTTTTAGGAACAAACCACTTAATCAAGTGGGAGCTTATGCAGAATATGGTTAGACCAAAATCTGCTTTTCAAAAAGCCTTGCCACCATATATTGTTTCAGCTATTAAAATGTCAAAAGGAAACATAGATTCTTTGGTTAAAAGAATGATACCTTTTGCAGACCAAATACAGCTCACTCATTTGAAGCTTCAACAAGTAGTTGCTAAAATGATACCAGATGGTGTATTTATTGATGCTGATGGATTAAATAGTGTTGACTTGGGTAATGGAGCGTCCTATAACCCTTCTGAAGCTTTATCAATGTACTTCCAAACAGGTAGTGTTATTGGTAGAAGCTATACAGAAGACGGTGACTTTAATAACGCTAGAGTGCCGATTCAAGAGCTTACAAGTAGCGGCTCTAACGCTAAGATAGCTAGTCTTATCAATATGTACAATTATCAGCTGAACATGATTAGAGCTGTGACAGGTATTAATGAGGCTAGAGATGGGAGTAATCCAGACCAATATGCTTTGGTTGGAATACAAAAGCTTGCTGCACTAAACAGCAATACCGCAACAAGACATGTTGTTTTATCTGGTATATCAATCACAAAAAAACTAGCAGAGGCTTTATCTTATAGAATATCTGACATACTTCAATATTCTGATTTTGCTGAGGATTTTGCTAAAATGATTGGAAAAAACAATTTCGAGATAGTAAGCGAGATAATGTCGTTGCACCTACATGATTTTGGTATATTCATAGAAATAGAGCCAGATGAAGAGGAAAAACAAAAACTAGAGCAAAATATTCAACAATCTATTCAAGCTGGTCAAATAGGACTAGAAGATGCTATAGATATTAGAGATGTCAAAAATGCAACCTTAGCTAATTCTTTACTCAAGATAAGAAAAATAAGGAGAGAGAAGAGGGAGATGGAGAAACAGAAACAAGCTATCCAGATGCAAACTGAGTCTAATACTCAATCTGCACAAGCAGCTTCACAGTCTAGAATGCAAGAAGAGCAAATGAAGATGCAGGCGGACGCTCAAATGCAGCAAATGAAAGCTGAACTTGAGATGCAAAGAATGAAAGCTCAGATGCAAATAGATGCTGAGATTCTTAAGATGAAGCATCAGTTTGAAATAGAATTAAAGCAAATGGAAGCTGAGCTATACAAAGGTAGAGAAGAATATAAAGAGGATAGAAAAGATAAAAGAACTGACAAGCAAGCTTCTCAACAAAGTAAACTAATACGGCAGAGAAAAGAAAATCTACCTCCAGTTGATTTTGAAGATGAAGGAGCTGCGAGTCAAATATTAAAAAACATACAGTCTATGCCAGGTCAACAACCTAGTGGCATGTCGCCTATGATGGGTCAAGAAAATGTATAGTTTTTTTAAGTAATTTTGCAGTATAAATTTAAATTTAATCTATTATGAGTGACGTAAATCAAGATGTTGACTTTAAAGTTGACCTATCCAAACCTCCTGTAAAAAAGGGAGAAGAAGATAAAAAAGAGCAAGAAACTGCCGAAGTCGAAAGTGAAAACACGCCAAACTCGGAAGTTCAAGAAGAAAAAGCTCCTGAGCAACAGCCAGAAGCTGAAGAAAATATTAAAGCAGCGGGGGAATCCGCTGCTGAAAAAGAAGCCGAAGAACCTCAACAAGAATCCGAGGTAAAGGTTTCTAAACAAGAAATAATTGCTGAGTTCCTAACTAGTAAATACAGTATGGGGCTTGAGGAATTAGAAGACGTTCTTTCAAATAAAGACAAAAATAAACAAGAGCTTCCTGAGGAGGTTGAAAAGTATTTGCAGTACAAAAACGATACTAAGCGTGGCTTAAAAGATTTTGTAAAAGCAAACGAAGATGTTTCTGAATATGAAGAAACAACTATACTGCGTGAATACTACAAGCAATCAAATCCTGAGCTTGACGATTCTGATATCGATTATTTGATAGAGGATAAGTTCACTGTAGACGAAAACACTGATACAGAGAAAGATGTCAAGAGGAAGAGTCTTGATAAAAAGCAAGAGCTACATAAAGCTAAGCAGTATTTTGAGCAGATGAGGGATAAGTACAAAGCACCACTTGAGTCAAGTACGGATGCACTACCCGAAGATGTTAAAGAAGCTGTTGAGTTTTATCAGCAATACAATGATGAGTCTACAAAACAACAAGAGGCTGCTTCTAAACAAAGAGATATCTTTCAGAAGAAGACATCAGAGTTTTTTAACGATAAGTTCGAAGGTTTTGAATTTAATTTAGGCGGTAAAAAACTTAGTTTTAAGCCAAAAGATGTTAATGAAGTTGTAAAACAACAATCAGATTTAAACAATTTTATTAGCAGACATTTGGATAGTGAAGGCAACTTGAGTGACCCAAAGAGATATCATGCTGCTCTTAACATGGCTATGAACCCAGAAACTTATGCTAAGTTCTTTTATGAGCAAGGCAAGGCAGATGCGGTAAATGAAGTTGTTAAGGATGGGAAAAATATCAAAATGGATGTACGTTCAAATGTTGATTCATCGAAACCTGGGACTAAATTTAAAGTCGTCAATGACGGAACTAACCTTGGTCGTGGGCTTAAAATAAGAAAAAAATAATTTTAAAACCTTAAACATTTTACAAAATGGCACAATCAATTAATTTTGACGGAGCTGGAACTGGCACAGTAACAATTGGCGGTTCTACTTCACTAACACCTGCACCTGGCAAGTCTTTGCAAAACAGCAACTACTTGACTAATGCACAATATGACTTTGCTCAGCAATATCTACCTGATTTATATGAGCAAGAATTCGAGCGTTACGGAAATCGTTCTGTAGCTTCTTTCTTGCGTATGGTAGGAGCTGAGATTCCTTCTTCTTCTGACTTAATCAAGTGGAGTGAGCAAGGAAGACTACACGTACAAGCTACTGGTTCAGTTACAGACGCATCTAATATTGCGGTAACAGGACATAGCTTCCGTACAAACCAGACTATTATTATCTCTGGACCAAGCGGTGTTCAAGCAAAGGCGCTTATTACAGACGCTTCTGCAACTGACAGCATCGAAGTTGCTTTGTATCAAAACTTCAGCTTAGTAGAAGTTACTTCTGGAGGAGATGCTTTATATACCGCAGACGACGCTGTAACAATCTTTGTCTATGGTTCTGAATTCCGTAAAGGAGGGAATGGTATGGACGGTTCTCTTGAAGCTGATTT